CTCAAGCGTTTCTACTTCCTCGTCACCCAACCCATCAAACATGGAAGTAATAGTTTCTTCTTCCACTCCAATTTCTATTTCCTTGGAGTTGTCCTCAATATCAAGGACTTCTTTATCAATGTCATCTACACCGCGTTCAATTGCCATGGCTTACTCTTTGTCTGCGTATAGGTTGTCAAATATTCTATTGACATCCAAAGTATAATCCAAGTCCGATTTGCTGTAATGAATATGTTGGGAGGGTTTAAAATCAGGCGCACCTTTCCCAGTCTCAAACCAAGCTGGATGGGTCACTCTAACACGATTATTTGGTAATGCCACAATATTTCCGGTCCACGGGCCTGCGTCCAACAGCTCCATTACATGCGATTGTTTGTGCTGAGCAGGGTCATCTGCAATCTCATTCTCGGCATAATCTACCGTAAACAAATACTTGGCTGGGTACATTTCGCCATCGATCTTGGCCAACCAAGGACATGGCGTAGCTCTATCCAGAACATAAACCGCATGGTGGTGTGAGGAACAATCCCATGGCTGGGCATCATGTACGGCCATAGGGATAGGCCATTCTTCAAAAGGAGTGTCTCCGACCAAGGCGGTAATAGGCATACGCGCCCACATTGCACCGCCATGGATGTTATCCATTTCCTCATCGTCATCAGCTTCACAGCCAGTAAAGATTACTTGAAAACTTAAACACCGAGTAGGCATCGTGGTCACAGCAATGACCATCGCGTGTAAAAACTCGCCATGGTATCTTTCGTGATTCACTGTGTATTCCCTTCTCACCCACGCCTTGAAATGCGGGATGTTGCTTTGGAGGTACGCCAATTATTTTAACTCCACTTATTCTCCCATTTGGTGACTATCCCACCATTCCTAAAACCTCGAAGCGTTTTGGCAAGGCGAGCGCGTTGGCCAAGTTTTCCTCCCTCCTTGGCCGCAGCATTTAACTTCTTCATCGGAATCTTCTCGCCTTCCTTCACCCCAAGCTGCTTACGCAACGCTCCAGGTTTCTTGATCGCACCTTGTATCCAGTTCTTGTCTTTTGACATAACTGCTACTTCATCACCGCGCCCCAACCACGCTTCGCAACACCTGCGCTTTGTGGTGTGGACTTCTTTCTTGCGCCACGGCTCTCATCACGGCGAGACTTCATGCTCTGGGACTTGGTGCTTTCCTTACCCCTACGCATGCCCAAGGACTCGTCAAGTCGGTCATCAGCACCTTGCTTGGCCATTCCGCCGTACTTATACCCAGAAGCCATCTTGCCGCCCATCTTGCCACCCTTGGATGACATCTTGGACTTCATCATTCCACCCATGTTCTTTTTAGCAACTTTAGGTGGGCGCTTGCCTTCATTTCTGTCCATGAAATTCAAATACTGATTAAGTGTCAGGCCGCTATCTTTTAGCTGCTCCCTTGTGACATTAGCTCTTTTGTTTTCGCCAACACCTACATTTCTACCGCCTTTACCAGTTACAGTTCCTCTGGCCGCTTTCTTCGCAGTTTTAAACGCTTCATCAGCTTTTTTGTCTCGCTTTAGCTTGGGGGTTCTGGCTTCACCAATCTTGGTTAAACCCATACCCATAGTGCCTAAATCTGTTTTTTTCTTAGCTGACCGTGTTGCGATTTCATTAAGCATTTGCTTGTCTTTCTTCATTTGAGAAGTAGTTCCTAGCCTTGCAGATGCTTTAGGTTTGTCATCATTCCCACGGTCATAAAGAGCTTTTCCACCCGCACCAATTACCGTGGTGCCGCCAACAACCTTTCCTGCTTTTTTGATTTTTGCTTTGTTTGCATCAATAGCAGCTTGCCTTTCTTTTGCTTGCCTTTTCTTTAAATCCGCTTTTTTCTTGTCAGCAATAGCTTTGGCTTTATCAGCAGCTTCTGTTCTTGTCTTTTGAACTGCCTTGTCTTTAGTTCCAGCAAATGCCTTTAAAGGATCTTTTTCTTTATTTATTTTTTGATTTAGATTCTTGGCTTGTTGTTTTTGTTTTGTAGTCAACGAACCAGGAGTCAGTGTATCGTCAAGCCATTTATTAAAAGACTTTACACTTTTGTTGAATTCTTTTTTTGCGGTTCCTATTCCAGTTCCAGCCGCTTCTGCCAATTCATTAACAATGTTTTTTATACCTTGCTCTTTTACTTCTGCTTTTTTACCCATGACCGGTCTCCTAATAATAAACGCGCTTCTGTCGGTACATTTCCTCTTCAACCTCGTCAGAATGAAGAGATACGAAATTACCCTGTCTGAATCTTAATACAGCCTGAGTCATGGAGTCTACATAATCATCGTGCTCACCGAAAGGGAAAGATGCACACTCCTCAATCACCTCATCCGCAAATATCCGGTCAGGTGCCCACACCATTCCAGCCTCAAAGACAGGGCTGACTGCATGAACACGGCTCACCTTGTCATTACCCCTGGATGGCCGGTAATTCGTTACCGGTACACCCATGGTCCTCAACTC